GGTGGCATTGGCGCCGTTCCTGGTGCCCTTATCGGGGCTGCTGGCATGACTCTGGCCGATCCGGTTGTTTCTGGCATCAACTCGCTTTTCGGTACGCACTACACAAAACCGTCTGATGCGCTAAACCACTATCTCACTCAGCTCGGAGTGCCTAACCCTGACACGCAAGCAGAACGCCTTGCAGGAGCAGTAGGACGCGGTGTTGGTGAAGGTCTTGGTCAGGTCGGCCTTGGCAAGGCACTCATGGCATCAGCCAGACCGGCGATGCAGGCAGCAGGACGGTTCTTTTCGGAGAAGCCTGCTGAACAGATAGCTTCTAGCGTTGGAGCAGAAGTTGGTATGCAGGCGGCTAAAGAGGCCGGCTACGGCCCTACAGCGCAGCTTCTGGCCGGTCTTGGTGGCGGCATGGGTGCTGGTATTGGCGCAGGGGCTAGAATCAGCAAAGCTGCTGCTCTTCCAGAAGGCGCGGTACAGGCCGAGAAACGCGGCATCGAGACGATTACCTCCCAAGAGTTCAAGCCAGAGACGCCACTTGGCAATGCACTGGCAAAGACCAGAGAGATTACACCGTTTGGAACCGGCTCGCTTCTACGCAAGCAAGAGAAGCAGCGGTCAGAGGCAATCCAAGATTTTGTGTCTGAATACGCTGGTGTTGGAAGCCCTACGCTCACGGAGGAATTGGCAAATCAGGCGATTTCTCAGCGTGAGAAGATTGTTAAAAAACTGTCAGGGAATAAGCAGGATGTTCTCGGAAGGCTTTCTATGACAGGTCAGCTTGTAGATATGTCTGCAACGGCCAAAAAAGCCGAGGACTTGGCGCTTGAACTTGAGAACATTAGCCCAACAGCAAACAAGCAAGCGATTGACGATCTCATCAACTTCTCCTCTGAAATTGTCGGCAAGACACCTGAAGAGGTTGAACAAAGACGAAAGGTTCTTTTTAAGAGTTTGACAGACCCAACTATCGGAACGCCAAAGGACATGGCTTCAAAAGCCTACAACGAGGTTTATACAGCGTTGAATCAAGACCTTGGCAACCACATCAAACAGTTTGGAAAACCAACTGATTTCACCAAGTGGAGTGTTTCAAACCGTGCTCTTTCTGACCTTGCAGATGACCTTAAGGCGTCCTCGTTTAACTCGCTTCTCAAGAAAGGCGAGTTGACGCCTGAAATCGTTAACAACGTGCTTTTTACGGACAAGAAGAGCAGCATCGAAAGACTCTATAGAAACCTGTCAACAGAAGGGCGTGAAGTTGGAAGAGCGGCAATTATCACCCGTGCATTAGAGAATGCCACTGACCCGTCTGGCGTGATTGTGCCCAACCGGTTTGCAACTCAACTTGGGAAACTTGAAAACCAAGTGAACGTGTTCTTCACAGGTTCTGACCTAGACAGTGTGCAGGGACTTCAGAAGGCTTTGAACTACACTCGTAGGGCTGGAGAGTTTGCAGCAAATCCACCAACTGGCGCACAGGCTGTTCCTTTTGTTGCGTTCTCTGGTCTTCAGAGTCAACTCGGACTTGTCGGAGCTGGCCTTGCCGCAGCACTAAACACCGGTCTTGTGCGCTTGTACGAGTCCAAGGCAGGTAGGAACCTTCTCGCCCAACTTGGCAGGGTCAAGAGCAACAGCAGTTCAGAGCGAGCGGTATTGACCAGTATCGCAAACTACATGGGCTCCAACAAAGACATCCTCAAGCCCAGCGAAGAACCACCTCAAGAGTAACACACCATGGCCTACATCGTTTCTCCATTCACGACCTTCGCCGACACAGACGGCTCGCCGCTCAACAACGGTTACGTCTACATCGGCACGGCGAACTTGAATCCAATCACAAATCCCATCTCGGTGTACTGGGACGATGCGCTCACCCAGCCGGCAGCGCAGCCTTTGCGGACGCTGAATGGCTTCTTCTCGCGTTCTGGCACACCAGCTCGCGTGTACACCTCCGCGACGAACTTCTCGATGGTTGTGAACGACAACAAGGGCGAGCTCGTTTACTCAGCCATGAGCACCGATGGCAATGTGTCGCAAGTAGACTTCGCGGCGTTTCAAGCCAGCGTGAACGCCAGCCTTGCTACCAAGTTGAGTTTGACCGGCGGAACGATGACAGGCGCTATTGTGCTTCCGGGTGCTCCGAGCGCAGCCTTGGAAGCGGCAACCAAAGGCTACGTTGACACAGCGGACGCTCTAAAAGTCAACAAGGCCGGCGACACCATGACCGGTAAGCTCAATATGGCAGCGGCTGGCATTGGCTTCTCGGATACCTCGACGCAGACAACAGCAGGCGTAGCGAAGACCGGTGACACCATGACAGGGCTGCTTGTGCTCTCTGGGTCTCCAGTAGCGACTCTTGGAGCGGCAACAAAAGGGTACGTCGATACGACGGCAGCAACCGGAAGTCCTGTTAAAGCGTGGGTAAATTTTAGTGGAGTACCATTAAATGGAACATACGGTCGCGTTGGGACGTTGATTACGGTCGCGATGACCGCTCATGGAATGACTACTGGACAAGTTGCAAGCCTGTCCTTTACAACGGGCGGTGCTACATCTGGAAGTTATACGGTTACCGTCTTAGACGCTAACAACTTTACTGTCACTGATTCTATTTCTGGTTCAACAAGTGGGAATGTCACCAGAAACAATTTCATCCGAGGAAGTTTTAATGTGTCAAGCGTTACAGATAACAGCACAGGTGACTATACGGTGAACTTTACGACGGCGATGGTGGATGCGAATTACAGTATTAGCGGGACAACCTCAGGCAACGGCATTCAAAGCGGGTCGCATTTATCTCCATTGGATACTGGAGTTACAGCTGGATCAGTAAGAGTTTATGATGCAAGGGCTAGTGGGCCAATTGACAGACCCATCATTTCCGTTGCCATCTTCCGCTGAAATCCCATGAAAATCATCTACACCAACAGTGAAGGCGGCGTCAGCGTCATCATGCCAACGGGCGAGTTAAGTATTGAAGAAGTCGCCGCAAAAGATGTCCCCCAAAGTGTTGCCTACGAAATCGTTGAAGATAACGTCATACCCACTAATCGCACGTTCCGTAATGCATGGGTAGCCAACGGTAAGACAATCGAAGTCAACTTGGATAAAGCCAAAGAAATCAGTCACTCCATCCGACGCCAGTTACGCGATGCGGAGTTCGCCCCATACGACGATGCAATCGTCAAACAAATCCCAAATGAAGCAGAGACCGCTGAAGCGGCTCGCGTTTTGATTCGGGAGAAGTACGCTCAAGTGCAGGTCGCCATTGATGCGGCCCAAGACGTGGACGGTTTGAAAGCAGCTCTCAATCTCTGATTATGAAGTACATACTGAACCGGTTGTTCGAGCCCTCCACATGGCGTGGGCTGGTTTCATTTGCAACGCTCTTTGGGCTAAAACTGGCCCCAGACCAATCCGATGCGATTCTTACCGCTGGCGTAAGCGTCTACAGCGCCATCAACATCTTTCGTAAGGAGAAACCGTGATTGCCGACATCTCACTTGAACCCATGGTGAACCAACTTGTTGCTCAAGGGCCGCTGGCGTGTGCGCTGGCGGTTGCTATCTGGTATCTCTCACAGAAGATTCGCGAGTGCGAGGATGACCGCAAAGAGCTTTGGAAGAAGGTGAGCGAAATATCAGAGCGGTTCTTCCAAGAACACAAATGATTCTCTCTGACGACGGTCTAAAGCTCATCATCGATTTCGAGGTGGGCGGCGGTGAGGAGTACTACCGCAAGTTCCTTCAGAGTCCTACTTGGCCTGGGGAGCAAAGCGGAGTTACGATTGGGATTGGCTACGACTTGGGCTACACCACACCGCAGCAGTTCGAGGAAGCGTGGGAGGAACTTCTCCCTGAGTCCGATTACGTTGCGCTCACCGCCGCCCTCGGAGTTAAGGCCAACGCAGCTCGCGAGCTCCTCCACGCCTCGCCAGCAATGCGATCGATTGTCATCCTCTGGCAAAAGGCCATCGAGGTTTTCCAAAAGAACACGCTGCCAACATTTTACCTGCGGATGCTACGCATCTACCCACAGGCAGAAGACCTGCCTGACGAGGCGCGTGACGCTCTTATCTCATTGGTGTTCAACCGTGGAACGGCACTCGCCGGGGAAAGACGCTCGGAGATGCTGGGCATCCAGAACGCCATGCGTGATCGCCGGTTCTATGACGTACCAGCACTCATCCGCTCAATGAAACGGTTGTGGCCTAACACCAAAGGCTTACAACGCCGCAGAGACGCTGAAGCAGACCTGTTTGAGAAGGCTCTTGAGCCTAGGCGTAAGCGATAAACTCCAGCCCATTGCCTTCAATCTTCGGTAGCATACCGTTCTCGTCGTAAATCCCTGCGCCTTTGGGGATAATAGTGTCTGGAGGAAGTGCGCTACCCATGGTTGCAATCGGCCCAGATGACGAGTGTACTTTCGGAGCAAGCACCAAGAGGCCAGCTTGCATTCCATGAACACCGGTGTACCGCTCGACCAGAGCTTGAAAAGAGACAGGTTCCATGGGCCAATACGTTGCGAGAAAGCGCCTTGCGAAGAAATAAAAAAAGATGTTGCGATACGCAAAAAATGCGTACATCTTCATTGCCGCCATGAGCTACCAAATCGATGCGAGGCACATGGTCTTCCGGTTCGGGGGAAAGAACCTGCTCTGGAAGAAGTTGGTGTTAGCGGGTGTGCTTGTGCAGCCGCGAACAATATCAACATGGGTTCGCAGACGGAAAATCCCGCTGGATAAGTTCGCCGCGCTTGTTGCGTTGGCGCACAACGAAGGCTGGTCGCTCCGACTCGAAGACGTGTGCCATAAACTGAAAAGAGAACTAGAAAATGAACCTAAAAAAAATGAGGGACGAGATAGCCAAACGGCTAACCAAAATCTCCGTCCTTGAAGACGAGATCAAGACGCTGGAGGAAGCCATCATGCAAGAGCATGGAGCGAACCTTCAGAACCTGCTGAAGGAAAGCGGACGCGGTTACGGTGAACTGTCCACCGAGATTGACGGCGTGAAACTCAAGTACGAGGTCAAGGCAACCTACCTCTGGGATCAGGGGAAGTTGCAGTCCTTGTACGAGTCACTGCCTCTGGCGGATGCGCGTGAGCTCATCAACGCCAAGCTCTCGGTGGCCGCAAAGACCATGGAGCGCATCGGCAACGAGGACGTTCTGCGCCGCGTGATGGACGCACGCACAACCAAGTTCAGCGAACCCCGTATCTCCTTCAAGTAATGCTCAAAATCATCAAAGCAGACGAGCGCCTCAATCGCACCTCGGACTGCGTGAAAGCGGTTGTTTTCGGGCCTGCGGGCGTTGGTAAAACCTACCAAGCTCGCACGCTGGACGCGAAGAGCACTCTATTCGTTGACCTTGAGGCCGGTACGCTGGCGCTGGGTAAAGACTGGAAGGGCGACTGCCTCGACATCCGAGCAACGTCCAACGAGATGGGTGCACACCCGTGGGAGCTGGCCAAGGCCATCGCTCTGTGGCTCGGTGGGCCCGATCCTGCGGACGCCAACGGCTCCTACTCCAAGTCAGCATACGAGTCCGTTGTGAAGGCGTTTGGGCCGGCCTCTGGGCATGAACAGTACGAGACGCTGTTTGTTGACTCCATCACCGTGGCAAGCCGTATGTGCTTTGCATGGTGCCAGCAGCAGCCCGAGGCGTTCAGCGATAAGACAGGCAAGCCTGACACCCGTGGAGCCTACGGGCTTCTTGGGCGCGAGATGATTCGTTGGGTGACCCAGCTTCAGCACTGCCACAAGAACGTGGTGCTGGTGGGCATTCTGGAACAGCAGGAAGACGAGTTGAAGAGGAAGTACTGGGACGTGCAAATCGAGGGCTCAAAGACGGGTCGCGAGTTGCCTGGTATCTTCGACCTAGTTCTGACGCTTCAGAACTTTGAGGCAGAGGACAAGTCGCAGTATCGCGCTTTTGTATGCCACCAACAAAACCCGTGGGGTTACCCCGCAAAAGACCGCTCCGGTACGCTGGAGCTTCAGGAACCCGCTGACCTTGGGAAGGTGCTCGCCAAGATTCGCGCAGGTAAACGCATCGACACCGCAAAACACTAAAAACAAAAATCGAAAAGCAGTATGTTCAACGCACAATCAACAAACGTCGGAAGCACAGAGATGGAACTCATTCCCAAAGGCACGGTCGCCAAGGCCGTCCTTGTGGTGAAGGAGCGCAAAAGCAGTCAGTCAACCGGTGGGGACTATCTCTCCATCGAACTCGCTATCCAAGGGGGCCAATACAACAACCGACGCGTGTTTGGGATGGTTTGCAATCCCTTCGATGAGAACAACAGCGAGGTGTGGCGCCAGATGGGAATCGGGGCGATTACTCGCATTCTTGAGAGCCGTGGCGTCTTCAACTACGCAGACCCTGCATCATACGAGCAGTTCAACAGCGGTGATTTCAACCAAATTATCGAGGCGCTCAACGGCGCTGAGGTCGTCATCAAAGTCGGCATCGACAAGGGCAAAGACGGACGCGCAGACCGTAACTCCATCAGCGACTGGGGTTCACCCAACCCGAGTAGCAACGGGCACAAGCTCTGGAGCCAAGCGCATGAGAGTGCGCCTGAGGCGAAAGCACCGGTGAAGACCGCCGCACCTGCGGCGACGGCTGGCAAGAAACCTGCTTGGTTGAAGTAGCACAGTTTGTTTGGGGTTGTGGGGGCGGGGCAATAATGGTTGTCTCGCCCCCCTTTTTTGGGTTAAAACCAGCGGCAAATCTAGCCGCATGGTGTGCAGGGAGATCCTGCAACGACGCTTTTTCATTTTTGCGTCAGTGAAACAAAGGCACATATGATTTTACGACCAAGGCAGGCGCAGTTCGTTGACGCCTGTATCGACGCACTCGGAAAGTGCGGCAACACTTTAGGCATTGCGCCAACAGGCGCAGGTAAGACGGTCATGGGCAGCGCAATCCTTGCGCCGTTTGTGAAAGAGGCACCGGTGCTCGTCATTCAACACCGCGACGAGCTTGTTACCCAGAACAAGGAGACCTTCAAGCGGTACAACGCCGGCGCGAAGGTGGATGTGTTCAATGCAGAGCGCAAAGCGTGGTCGCCGGGGGCGACCTTCGCCATGGTACAGACGCTATGCAGGCCGGCGAACTTGGCAACGATGCCGAGTGGGATGTCGGCGCTGTTCTGTGATGAGTGCCATCACATAGCGGCTGAAAGCTACATGAACATCGTGCAGGCGTTTCGCGAACGCTCTCCAGATGGCGTTATTTTGGGGCTTACCGCGACACCGGAGCGCGGCGACAAACAGGCGCTCACGGCGGTGTTCAACAACGTCGCCGACAAAATCACCGTGGGTGAACTCATCGCTGCGGGGAACCTTGTTCCGCCGCGTGCGTTCCGCATGGACATCGGCCTCAACGACCAGCTCCAGAGCGTGCAGAAGACCGGTGCAGAGTTCGACATGGGTGAAGTCGAGGCCATCATGGACAAGAGGGCGGTTCACTCGGAGATTCTGCGGCACTGGCGCGAGAAGGCGTCCGACCGCTCGACCGTGGTGTTTTGCTCGACCATCCAACACGCCCAGCACTTGGCTGAGGCGTTCCGCGAAGAAGGCATCTCGGCTGAGGCCGTCCACTCCGAAATGTCGGACGACGACAACGCGACGGTTCTTCGGCGCTTTGACCAAGGCAAAATCAAGGTGCTGCTCAACGTGATGAAGCTGACCGAGGGGTGGGACTGCCAGCGTGTGGGGTGCGTTGTGCTGGTGCGACCGTGCAGTCAGAAGTCAACGATGATTCAGATGATCGGGCGAGGGCTGAGACCGTGCATTGATGCCAAACGCTACCCTGGGGTGATTAAGAGCGACTGCATCATCTTGGACTTTGGCGCCTCACTGCTCACGCACGGTGACATCGACGCGGGAGACCGGCTGTTTGTTCGCCAGAGCGAGACCGGTGAAGCGCCGATGAAGAAGTGCCCTGAGTGCGGCATTCAAGTGCCAGCTGCTGTCAGTAACTGCCCCGTGTGCGGCTACGTCTTCCCGGTTCGAGTCAACGGCATCGAGACAATCGAGTCCTTCGAGATGTCTGAGATGCAAATCATCGAGATGTCTCCGTTCCGGTGGGAGTCGATGTACGGGGACGCCGTGCGCATGGCGAACGCGCTCACTGCGTGGGGCGCGGTCATCAGGCTTGGCGAGGTGTATAACGCCATTGGCGGAGTCACCGGAGGCGCGGTTACCGTCATTACCCGCACAAACTCCAAGGAACTTGCGCTCGCTCAAGCGGACGATTTCTTGCGCAGCAACGGTGACCGTGCAAACTCACGCAAGACCCGCAGTTGGATTAAGCTGCCACCAACGGACTCGCAACTGAAGCACATGGCGGATGTGCCCATGTTCGGGATGTCGCGCTACCGCGCAAGCTGTGTGCTCACGTGGAAGTTCAACGAGGCACGCATAAAAAAAGCGATTCTTGGCTAAAGGACTATGGAAAACCAACCGAAAGAGACAGTATGTACTCAAAACTGTGGCGCGAAATCATCCAACCCGTCCTCGACGACCAGCGCCGTCGAGCCGCAGCACTACAAGCAGCACCCAAGTGGTGTAGAGTGTATCGAAATTGCAGAAAACATGGTTTTTCCTTTGGGGAATGCCGTGAAGTACGTTTTCAGGAATCAAATAAAGCACGAAAATCCAACACTTGATTTAAAGAAGGCTTTGTGGTACATCTCCAGATATGTGGAAACTTTATCCATCAAAGCCGGAATACGAGGTATCAATTTTTGGTCAGATAAGACGCGTTTCGAATGGAAGAATAAGAAATCCAGTGAAGATAAAGAGTGGATACATGACGTGTATGTTCTCATCTCCGAGGCAATTACTGTATGTGCATCGAATGGTACTGGAGACATTCGTAGGGCCATGTCCGAGTGGATGCAATGCATCGCATTTGAACGGCAATCGAGAAGACAACCGGTTGGAGAATCTGAAGTGGGAAACTCATCTGGAGAACTGTCGCAGGAAATGGGTTCACGGAACATCTTATCATGGGCGACAAAATCCGATGGCAAAACTTTCGGATGCTCAAGTTCAAGAGATCAGAAATCTTGCAATGAATGGGGTATCCCAAACGAAATTAGCGAAATTATTCTCCGTATCCAGAGCAACAATATACAGAATCTTAAGTATGATATCGTGGCAATATCAAAATATTTAATGATTGAAAAGCCATGCAGTAAGTCACTTGCAATTCTTTATTTATGGAGAGCTCACAAAAGCGAAATTGAAGCTGATAAAATCAAAGAACTAAACAATGCTGCATGGCATATTCAATGCGAAATTTCAACTGCAACAACAACAACAAAATGAAAAACAGACTAGAACAAGAAGCCACTGAGCTTCTGGCACTGACGGAGACGCTGCTTCAGTCGCACCCAAACCGGCGTGCGTTTGAGGCGACATTCAAACGCATCGAGGCCGAAATCATGCGCCTCAGAAAGGAGAGCAAATGAACCTGCCAAGCTGGTACGATGGGTGGTTGTCGAACGATCCGTCCGACCAACCGGAACCTCCAGACTGCCGTTGCGGGGCGATGATGGAGTGGAACGAGGTGAGCGAAATGCTCAAGTGCCCAGAATGCGAGAAGGAGGAGACGAAATGAGCGCGGTTGTAGTAACCAGCAACTATGGGGAACGCTTCAAGTATGCGTCCATTGCTAGACTTGCGCTTGCGTATGGCGATTGGCATGAGGATACGCACACCATAATAGCCGAACTGCTTGAGGTTCTATTTGAGAGAAAAATTATAAACGCAGATGACCTAATGCGGATACTGAATATGTACCATTACAAGAGCATTGAGAAGGAGGTGCAGGGATGAGCGAGCAGGAAATCAACGAAGCCATCGCTGAAGCGTGTGGCAGAGAGAGGAACCCAGACGGGGGTTGGTATCCAGACAATGGATTACGAGTCGGC